AGGCAGGGGGGGATTTCATCCGCCGAGGAGCCGTCAGTGCCGCACCTGACCTGAAGGGATTGGGCAAAGGTGCTAAAGACTTGCTTGACAAGGCACTGGCCATAATTACAGGATCAAACGTGCCGCCTATTAGCCCCGATCTGGCGCGAAGGGGATTTACCAAAGATTTTGTGGGACCGCAAATGATCGGGTGGAGGCTTGGCCATAAGTGGGGAAGGGAAGCTGACACTATCAGCCCTGGAGATTTGCAGCGGGTCTATGACGCCTTGCAGAAAGCGGGGGTTCAGCCTGAAAACCTAAAAAGTTTCAAGTTTGGGGTGGATTCAGCGCAAAACTTTGGGGCGTATAAATCTAAACAATCTGCCAAAAAAGTAGTAGATGCCTCAAAGAGTGGTATTAGCCAACAAGCCCAAGTCGAAGGCAAGGGAGACCATTTGGCTGACCTATTTGAAGACCTACGGTGAGAAGGAACTAATGGCCAAATCGAAAGATGCAGCGAAGAAAGCAAAGGTGAAAGTGGCTAAAGCGAGGAAGCCATTGGAGACCGGACAGGATGTATTGGAAGCCCTCGGAGATGGGGCGCCTGTAGTCGAAAAGGGAGATCCTGTTGTAGATGCCCAGGATCTGCTGAATACGGCGAAGATCTCAATGGGTGCAGGCGGCCAGCAGGTGCGCTACGTGACCGAGGGTCAATTCAACCAAATCAACAGCCTGCTTTCCCAGGCTCGAGGAAGCTGATTATGCCCGCAGGAGGCCTACCTTACCCAGCAGATACCGCGCTTACCGCGCGAGCCGCACCGGAGCCGAACCAGCCAGCAGCTCCGATGCAGGCCGGATCTGCCCCACCAGATCTTGAGGCAATTGTTTCACAGCTTGCCGCCAAATACGGGATCGCTCCCGAGCAACTGATGCAAATGATGGTGCAAAGCCTTGAAGGCGGTTCTTCATCGGACCCTGCCCTTCAGGAGATTGGACCACCGGAAATCTCTCAGCAGGCGAATGCAAACGCAGGTGTTGAGGCCCAGATCAAGGAAGCGTTGGGCCAACTCGCACCTTCGCTGGGCGGACGAAGATAGATCATGGCTGAAGTGCGCGAAGGCTGGACGCCAAACCCCTGGAAGCCACAAGTTGGCCCCCAGGAAGCGGCCATTCGCGCTCAATTCATTCCAGAACTGTTCTTTGGAGGTGCCCGTGGACCAGGTAAGACGAGCTTCCTGCTCGGAGATTTTGCCAGCGATATCCAAGAGTATGGATCAGCGTGGAGAGGCATCATCTTTCGACGAACCTATCCCGAGCTTGACGAGGTCGTTGAGGAAGGGAAGAAAGTTCTCTTCGGAGGATTCCCCGGCACTGAATACAAAGTGGGAGTCCATGAATTCCGCATCCCCCATGCGACCGGGACTGTCACTCTACGCTTGAGGCATATGGAGTCCGATGGGGACGCAGATCACTATCAAGGCCATCAATACACCTGGCTGGGATTCGACGAGTTGCCTAACTGGCCTAATCTGACTCCTTATCACAAACTCAAAGCCTGCCTTCGCTCTACGGCGCCAATTCCCCATAAGCGGATACGCGCCACCGGCAATCCTGGTGGAGTAGGCCACATCCCGGTGAAGCAGTATTTCATCGATCCGTGTCCTGATGGCTCTGAGATCATCAACGACGGTCAGTCGCAGATGTCCCGCATCTTCATCAAAGGCAAGGTCACCGATAACAAGATCCTGCTCAAAGCCGACCCAGAATACGTCACTCGCCTGAAGTCGGTGGGTGATCCCGAGCTGGTTCGAGCCTGGATGGACGGGGATTGGAATGTTGCCCTTGGTGCCTATTTCGAGAATTGGCATAATGATAAGATCTTCGTCCGCTCCTTCCCCATTCCCGAGGATTGGCCTCTATTCGGCTCCCTCGATTACGGCGAAGCGGCACCGACGTCCTTTGGCCTGTGGACCCAGGATTACGATGGGAACGCATACCGGATTGGCGAATACTATGAGGGAGGCAACGCCGCCTCTACTTCAGCCGCCAACATCGCCAAAATGATCAAATCATGTCCGTTCACCAACGGCAGAATGCCCGAGGCTATTTACGCAGATCCGTCCATGTGGGCCAAGCGTTCTCTGAGAGAGGTGGTCAATAATTCACCTGCTGACATCTTTTCTGAATACGACCTGTTCCTCACCCCAGCAAACAACGACCGGATCACCGGATGGCGGATTATCAATGATCTTCTGGTGAAAGAGAAGGTCTATTGCTTTGATGGATGGTGCCCTCAGTCCAAAGATATCATGCCGTCCTTGCCTCGATCAAAGACCAACCCTGAAGACATCGAGACCAAAAACTCCAACGATCATATCGCGGACGATTGGCGCTACGGTCTGATGAAGATGTACGGGCCAGCCGATGCCAGCGCACCAAAAGATCGTAACCCCATGCTGGGAAACAACCTTATAACAGGGTTGCGGACGGCACATGAGGAGCTCGAATTCGCATGAGTACATTGGTAGAGTCCCCAGAATTGCCACTTGATGCCCAAGTGCTGGCCTTGCGGACGCAATTCTTAAACGCCTACGCCGATTGGTTGGCATCGGTGCCGTGGTACGCTCGATGGTATCATCAGCTTCGCCATTGGCACAGTGGCTATATCGAGGATTGTTGCAAGGGACTTGAAGAGTTGGAGGCGTCGAGAGTATGAGCGAGTTTCAACCACAAGATATCGCCCAGCCCAGCATCAACGGCAACGGCAAGGCCCCCAATGAAGATCGGGTCATGCCCGATGAGCATGTCGTTTTCTGGGAGAACACCTTTGCCACTGGCGAGAAGTGTATGGCGCCCAAGCACAAGCTATGGCGGCGCCGTATTCAGCAATACAAGATGGAGTTCAACATCCGCGGCCTGAACAAGACCGCTACGCAGAAAATCTCCCAATTCTACCCGCTCACCCGCATGATCCTCACTTCCGTCGCCTTCAAGGTGTTCTTTAGGGCTGAGAATAGCGATATCGCTTTCGCCTCTGAGATTCTCGAGCGAATTGGCAACGATGCCCTCAATCTGATGGACGTGAAGCCCGAGGTGCAACAGGCCCTGTTTGATTCCCTGTATTGCTACCGAGGATGGCTCAAAGCCGGCGTGAATCCTCCCGGCGACAACGACATTGTGCCACCTTATGTCGCCAACGATGCCATGCAGAATGGCATGGTCTATTGGCAGCGGATGAGCCCGTTCAACGTATATCCAGACCCGATGACC